GAGGAGGAAATAGAATGAAAGACCTTAAAGGGTTCTATGTGTGTGGATTTAAGTATGATTACCAAGCTAAAGCAACTCATCAATTTTGTGAGCACTGCTCAAGAACATTAAAAGAAGCAAAAGAAAGAGTAAAAGTTCTTGAACAAGACACCGATTATTCTCGTCTTGGAATTGCAGTGGGCGAAGAAATATCTATTGAAAAAATGAAAGCGATGGGATTACTATAATAAAAAAGGAGAAATAGAATGGATTATATAATTTTATTAGTATTACTAGTAGGAATTTTCTATGGAATGAAAAAAGGATTGGAGGCTCTAGAATGAAAGATTATGGAAATCTCAATGAGCACGAAAGAAAATTAATTCGTTGGTTTGTTAAAGAGCACTGCGAAGGTTTTACTCAAAAAGACTTCGACGAAGAATTTATTTGGTGGGTTGAGAAAGCATTTAAAAGTGTTCCCGATGGAGAAAAATTAGAATTCATTGAGGAATTTAAAGAATATAGGAGAAATTATGAGTAAAATGGCAGAACTACACGCTACAAAAGAACTAATTGATAGTATAGATAAATATTATGATAAAATAGAAATAAACATATACTATTCTGAGGACGAAGAAACTGGTGTTAGAAAATACGACTATGAAAATATGCAGAAGGACTTCGATGAGAAGATGAAAGAACTGGAAACAGATGCTCAGATGCGTCAAGATGGATGGAACGACAAGCAAAGAGACTACGCAATGGATGGAATGACTAGCGATTTAGAATACATAGAAGAAATCGGAGAGTGGGTTCCAAAGAAATGAGCACTTACGATAAAAACAGAAATCCTACTTTTGATTATGAACCTCGTGAATTTCCCTACAAGAGTTTAAAAGACCCGAGATATATTAAAGATAAAAATGATTTCTTTAGAGAGAATGGAAATGGTTGGTGGTGGGGTAAAACTTCACATCAAAGAAAAACTAATTTTACTAGAACAAATAGGAGAAAAAAATGAAAGAAATACTAGAAGTGCTCAAGATTATGCATTCGATTATAGATAGACTCACACTAGCAGTGGGAAAAGAACACGAAAGAATAAAAGAGATAGAATACAGAATATCAGTTTTAGAACTTGAGAAAAAAAGTAAACAATTATTAATGCTACCAACTGGTAATGAATTTAAAGGAAACAACAAAGGAGATAAGAATGGGAATATGACTATAGATTAATAACCGACACCAATGGCGAGGGGTCTAATAAAAAGGAGTCGCCATAGGCAGGGTTGAGCCTATATGGATAAGATACCCTAGAGAAGTTAGATGTTCCAAACAGAGGGTCTTCTCGAAGCTAATAACAACACGATGAAAACATCTTCTCGCGTGTGTGTGAGTGTTCCTAAGTAGCAGTAGGACAGAGGCTAGGAAGGAAACGAAGAGTTATTTTTGTTTCACGAACTCAGGAAGAACGAAAGAACTTCAGGATTTTTAGAATCTAAAGGTGCTCAAAACTGGAAGCGTGAGCACTAAAAAGTTTTTGTGGAAAATACGAATAAAAGTTTTGTATATTGAATAAGTTAAGCAATAAGAGGAGTTAAGTATGCTCGATTTACGAACTACTCGAAAGATAAGTTGTGGTCATCTAAAACAATTTACCTTTCTATTGAAAGATAAGTATGCATTGAATGGATATATTATGTGCACCTATTTAGCAAAAGACCATAGAGACGCAGTTCTCAAAATGGAGGAAGAACGAGACCATAGATTCTCTACGAAACGTGGAGATAAACTTGTAGAAAGCTAGAGGGGGAAGGCTAGGTTATCTCAGTCGCAAATTGAAAAAATCCTAGCCTTGAGCACATTTTTATTGACAAACGCTAACAAACTAATTAACTTACTATGCTAGTTAGCTAGTTAAGCTAGTATAGTGTGGGGATAAAAATGTCCTTAAAACGAGGCTTTAAAAGAAGAAAGAGAATAAAGAGATACAAACATAAGCCTAAAACTCTAAAACTAGCAAAATCTTATATAGGAAAAAAAGTAAACGCCCTAGATGAATTTAGATTTGAAGGTGCTCGAATTAATGATGACAAATTCTGGGTTGTTGATAGATTTTTTCATAACACTAAAAACATTATTTTCATCGACGAAAATTTTGAATATAGATGCACTCTAGAAGAGATAAAAGATAATATTTTACTTGACTCAGACTGATATTATTGGTATATTATACTAATGCCATTTTAATATTATGTTCTCGGTTCTATAAATATTAATTAGTTAAAATGGTATTCCTTTCGTGGCGTTGATAGAGAGAGGCAAGTTAATTCTTGCCTTTCTTTTTTTTTATTCATAATATAAAAAGCGAGTAGCTACGTTTACTTTTCATATATTAAAGTTGGGTTTAAAGTGCTCAAATAAAATAATAGTAATTGCTACTCGCAAAAAATTATGTCAGTTATAGGTTTTATATGTCCCGACGAGGAGACAATCAAATTTAAAGATTGTTTTAAGAAATGTCGTATGTCAGAACGATGTATGTCAGTTGCAACACTTAAAGCAATGTCAGAACAGAGACCCGACGACAGACCCCCGAGCACAACAGAACTTTTAGCAGGAACTTGCGAAAGTTATCTTAAAAGAACTGAGCACTATTATATAAACCCACAGGACAGGGCATTCGCACTGATGGGAACCATTCATCACTTAAATCTAGAAAGACAAGCATTAGAAGAAGGAAAATATTTACAGGAAGAAAAATTAGAAGGATTTAACATCACAGGTATTTTAGATTTCTATGATATAGAGAATAAAACGTTGATTGATTATAAGAACACAGGAAGTTTTAAAGCAATGAAGGTGCTCGGATTGAAGCATAAACTTGTTCCAGACCCTTTAAAAAGAAAATACAAAAGGTCGGGCAAATGGGGAAAAGCAGGAACAATTAAGAAGGTTAAATCTTTTTTTACCGACGAGACCTTAGTCGATTTCGGAGATTGGTTGTTTCAAGTAAATATGTATCGGTATTTATTACAACAAAAAGGTTATGAAGTTAAAAAAATGAAATTACAAATGAATATAAGGGATGGAGGAACATTTAGTGCTAAAGACAGAGGCATATTTAGAAATATTTATTTTGTAGATATTCCTTTTGTCGACGACGATATTCTTATTCCTTATTATATAGAAAAGAGGGACAGATTATTAAAACATTTAGAAAGCAAAACAATTCCAGAGAAGTGCTCAAACGAAGAAACTTGGGATGGAGTAAAATGTCAAAGATACTGCGAGGTAAGAGGATTATGCCCACACATAAGATAAAGAATATAATTTCCACGACGAAGATTTTGTTGTTATTACTTTGGTTATCGACTGGTGTAATGACTACATTCTTTATAGGAATGCTCACCTTCGATGTTGAGAATTTATTAGTATCTCAATGGTCAGTAAATTCTGCATTCACAAGTTTGTCTTGCATCTTTACTTATTTAATCTTAACCTTAATAGAGAAATCAGCAGTAATACTAAAGATAATTAAAAAGGAGAATGAAGATGGCTCAGAAGAAGAAAAGCGTATTTGAGACGCTAAACGACATCAATGTTAATGAATTCACAGAAAAGAAGGGAAAATATACTTACCTATCTTGGAGTGATGCCATAACAGAAGTGCTCAAAAAGTATCCAGAAACAACTTGGAAAGTTCACGAATTTGAGCACCCTAACATTATATCAGAAACACCCGAGGGAGAACCCTTTATGCAGGGATGGATTAGAACACCATATATGAAAACAGATTCGGGTTGTTTTGTTAAGGTAAGTGTATGTATTGAAGAGATTACTAGAACAGAGATTCTAGCAGTAATGGACAATAGAAACCAAACAATGCTCAATCCTAAAGCAACTGATATTAATAATTCAATTAAAAGATGTTTAACAAAATGTCTATCTCTATTTGGTTTAGGATTATATATTTATAGAGGAGAAAATCTACCCGATGAAGAAAAACCAATTAAAGAAAAACAGATTAATCTTTCGGATGCTCAATATAAATATATGATGGAACTTGTAAAAGACCAAGATGATAACTTTAAAAATCTTATACAGAAAGCAATCACAGAGAGAAAAATCAATAGCAATAATTTTCAAGAATACGTAAAACAATTTCAAGAAAAGAATAAGGAGAAAAAATGAATGACACACTGGACAATTTAGAATCAGTGTTTGGAGAAGACTCTTGGTTTGACCCAAGCGAAAAATCTTCGAGCACCCCTTTAGAAGAAGGAAGTTATGACGCTAAAGTCGTAGACCTTGTTGTGAAGGAAGACAAGGAAATACAAGGTAAGTTTTTAGCAGATATATATGAACCAGTATTTTCTATTGATGGAAAAGAAGTAAGACATAAGGGTTTGTTTAGATTTAAGAAACCTAATCCTTCTAAATACCCTCACTTACAAAGCGATATGGGTTCCAACTCGGGATATTATAACTTTTGTAAAGAGCTAGACATAGTAAAAGAAGATAAGGGCAAAGTATTATTGCCTCAATTAACTTTGAAAACATTACAAGATTATGATTATGTTGTTGAAGTAGTAAATGAAACTTGGACTGGAAGAGAAGGCAATGAAATGAAAACGCCTAGAGTTAAGTTTGTTAAAAGTGCTCAAAACAATAAAAAACCACTAGTAAGCGAGGAAGACTTACCATTTTAAATAGATGGTTTATATGGTGGTTAAGTTTAATATCTCGCATATTCACATTCTCATTTCTTAGCCACCATATAATAAATTGTGGATATGTGTATAACTTTGGGGATAACTATGGGAAATAAGAAATATGAAAAAATGTCCGAAGAAAAAATAATATGTGGAGATAGTTTAAAGGTCTTAAAAGACTTTGAGGATAACCATTTTGATAGTGTAGTAACCGACCCACCTTATGGAATTTCATTCATGTCAAAGTCGTGGGATTATGATGTTCCTGAAGTAGAATTATGGAAAGAAGTCTATCGTGTCTTAAAACCAGGTGGGCATTTACTATCTTTTGCAGGTTCAAGAACTTATCACAGAATGGTAGTTAATATAGAAGATGCTGGATTTGAAATAAGAGATATGTTAGGGTGGTTATATGGTAGTGGCTTTCCTAAATCTCACAATATTGGACATAAAGTAAAAGAATATAAAGGTTGGGGAACTGCACTAAAACCTGCACACGAACCTATTGTAATGGCAAGAAAACCATTTAACACATCAGTAGCAGAAAATGTATTAACACATGGCACAGGTGGAATAAACATAGATGAGTGTAGAGTTGGGACTGATGAAGGAAGATTCCCTGCAAACATAATCCACGATGGAAGTGAAGAAGTATTAGAGATATTTCCTGAAACAACAAGTGGTAAAATGTCATCTAAACACACAAGACATACAGACGAAAGTCCTCATGGCATTTATGGTAAATTTGACATAAATCACCCATTAGGAGAAACTTATGGAGATACAGGAACTGCAGCAAGATTCTTTTATTGTGCCAAAGCAAGTAAAGCAGAACGAGGTAATAAAAACAACCACCCAACAGTAAAACCAATCAAACTAATGGAATATTTAGTAAGACTCGTAACACCCAAAGAAGGCATAGTATTAGAACCCTTTGCAGGTAGTGGAACAACATTAATCGCTTGTAAGCAACAAGGATTCAACTATATAGGCATAGAACGAGAACAAGAATACTGCGATATAGCAGAAGCAAGACTAAAAGGAGTTAAAATACAAGGAACATTATTTTGAACATAGAGAACACAGCAAGAGGGTATCAACAACTCATTGATGAGATAGGAAAGGAACAAGAAAAGATGAATGAACACATCATTTATTTAATAACTGGATAGGGGTAGAACTTTGGGGATAACTATGGGAAATAAGGAATATATATTATTATCATACGAAAAATTATATCATAGAGGAAGACTTGGTAAAATAGGAATTGAAAGATATAACACTATTTTAAAAAAATACAAAAACAAAGGATATAAAGTTTCTAAAGATAGGGAGTATTTGAAATATGAAGAAAAATAATAATTTTAGTTGGAGAAAATATGCAGATAGGATTTATGGAATCAATAGAGCAAAAGAATTAGCAGACAAAATGATTAAAGAATTTCCAAAAGGTGGAAGTGTCTACTTAGATGACTATACTGAAGAAGAAGTTGAAGAAGCAAGAAAAATTTATAATGAAAGAAAAAAACATATTCCACCGAAGGAAATAGAATCAGAAATTAAAGGAATTTGGAATGGTCGCAAAAAATAAAGCTAGAGGAACATATTATGAGAGAAAGTGTGTCGATAAAGCACAAAAATATGACTTAAAAGCAGAAAGAATGTGGGGAAGCGATGGTAGAAGCAGAGGATTACATCAAGAAGTTGATATGGTGATAGAAGACAATATTTATATTCAGTGCAAGAAGAGAAAAAAGTTAGCACGTCATTTAACCCCTAATGAAAATATACACGTTCAGTTTGTAGGAGAAGATAGGGGAAGAGATTTTGCAATTATGTCTCAAGATTATTTCTTGGCAATGGTTGCAATGTTGAAAGCAGTTAAATAAGGAGAAAAAATGGTAAAAAAAACCACTAAAAAAAGAAGAGTTAAAAAGAATCTAACATTTTGGGAAAGAGTTGCAAGAGGATGGACAAAATTTTTCCAAAGCACTGGAATAGGAGGTAATTAGTATGGACTTTAAAAAGTATGCTCAAGATACTCTTAAAACATATCAAGAAGAGCTTAAAAGGGCACAAGAAGCCATTAACTCAACGTTAGGCGAGTTAGATGCCCTAAAAAAGACAGAACAGCGTCTATTAGGAGCTATTGCAGGTTTGAATGATATGATGTCTCAAGAGAATCAAGAAAAAGAAGACAAAAAAGCGAAGGCTTGAACCAAGAAGATTTAATACTTGTTGCACTCAAGAATGGAGAAAGTATTACACCTATATCTGCTCTTGAACACTTTGGTTGCCTACGATTGAGTGCTCGTATTTGGAGCTTGAGAAATCAAGGTTATCCAATAAGAAAACGAGCACTTACAACGCCACAAGGAAAAGTTGTTGCTCAATATTATATGGAGAAAACAGATGATTGAAAAAATTACAATAAAAAGAGGTTCTCAATCGGAGAAAGATGTTGATGACTTCAAAGAATGGATAATGACTAAAGCAAAACAATTAGGTTTTGAGATTATCACTATTAGTGAACAACCAATCAATCCTAATATTCCCTTCAATGTTGATGATTCTTTGAGAGAAGAAGAACTAAGAAATGGAAAAGAATTGTGTAGTAAGTGTGAAGACTAAATTCTATAAAATCATAGAGAAAGTATGGTTATATTTATATGAATCTGCTTATTCTAATGAAACATTAAGAGCTTATTTCGATGAAGAGTGGTTCGATGATGATTATATTGAAAGTGAAAAAAGAAAAAAAAATGAAGTTGCCTATAGTCCCAAATCAAAATTTCAACCTTTTAGATGTCCAGAATGTAAAAAACCTTGGAGGTATTATTCAATGCCAAAGGGAAAAGTTCCAATGAGAGAATTCATAGGAAAAGGAATACCAATGGATAGTAAAGAATGCCCGAAAGACCTAAAATGCAAAAAGGACTGAAATCTTGAGGTGCCCATCGTGTGGTTGGTCAAACACATTAAAAAATTACCCACGAAAAATCCAAATATTAGAAAATCAGATAAATCCCGAAATCCTTGAGCACTTAAGAAGGCTCTTTCTAACAACTATAGACGACCTAACTTCATATACCTTACTATATTCTTGCAAAGATTTAGAGGATGAAGTATTAAATCATTGTATTAATATATGGGAAAGAAGGAATCTAGAGGGAAAGGGTTTTGACGTTTATTATTTTATGGGTATATTAAGAAATGAGAATAAGAAGTTTGAGAACAAACTTTCTATAGAAAAAAATAGTTTAGAGGAGCTACCACCGACCATTGAATAAGGATATAAAAAATTTAGAAGTCTCGAAAATGTATAGTGGAATGTCTGAACGTGAGGTTCTAGGTTCCATCTTATTAAAGTCTGAACTCTTGGAATTAGTAAGTAAATTTCTAGTAACTAAAGAAATTTTCTATCATAAAGACCATCAAGAGATATGGTCTGCAATATATTCCCTATCAAAACAAAATAAAGTTATTGACGTGAGCACCATTGCAAACTATCTAGGGGAAAAGGGATTAAAAATTACATATTATTTGACTGGAATTATTAACGATGTGATTTCACCAACAAATATTGAGCACCACGCTAAAATTATTTATAATTTATATATTCGACGAGAACTATGGAAGAAGCTACATAAGTTTATATCTAGATTAGATAAAGAAAGTTCCTATAAACATATCACTTCTGATATTAATTTATTAACTAAAATAGCTGAGCACTTTTCTCAAATGACTATGATTACTAATGGTCCACTAGAAAATATTACCGATGAGATGATAGAAGCTATATTTGCTAGAAAAAATTTAATTCAAACTGGTATTCGTAAAATTGATAGAGCTATAGTTGGTATGACTAAGGGGGAAATCTCTATTATTGCAGGAAGACCTGGAAATGGAAAGAGCACTTTAGCACTAAACATTACAAAAAATATGGTGCTCGATGGTAAAAAAGCTATGTTTGTTTCTAGGGAAATGCCAAAAGTTGAGTTATTAAAAAAGTTTTTGGCTATGCATACCAAAGTAAAGAACAAAGATATGCGTGGTAATGCAGAAGAGTATCGAGAAGAAATAGAAAAAGGATTAGATTTCATCAGAAAACATTACACATCGCTTCATTTATTTGATAATTTAAGAAGTCTAGATGAATCAATAAACGAAGCAAAAAAGATAAGACCCGATATAATTATAGATGACCATATTGGGTTAATTAATTTTCCACACTATGATAGTAGAGATTTGAGGCATCGTATTGCTGAAATTACTAGAAGATATAAGTGGTTAGCTAAGGAAATTGATTGTGCAGTTATTCTAGTTTCACAGCTTAACAGAAACATCGAGCATAGAGTAGATAAGATTCCAAGGCTCAGCGATTTAGCTGAGTCTGGAAATCTTGAGCAAGATGCTGAAATCGTTATCTTTAATTATTACCCTTATGTATATGAATATGAGAACGCTGAGCACGGCGAATTTGGACAACAAATCATTGTTGCTAAAAATAGATATGGAACTACTTGTAAGTTTGATTTAGGGTATTGTGGAGATTCTGCATTGATGTTAGATAGTCCCGAAGAAGCGAGAGCTAAATCTCAAGATAGAGAAATGACTAAAGAAGAAGTTGTAGAAAGTTTATTTTAATCTTTATTTCTTGATTCTTCTCTGTTCTGGTCCTAAGAATCTTAAAGTGCTCGGTTTAGTAGTCCAATGTCTCATATATTTATTAATGTTATTAATAGTATAATACTCCCTTGCTAGTTCGAATCTTCTATCCCAAAAATAATCTTCAGTATCTTCAATCTTTTGTAGTTCATCTTCGCTTAACCTTCTTGTAAAATCAGTCCAGTCAGAAGTCACAACAAATGTTCCTGCTTGAGTTCCAACTTCCTTAGATAATTTTCTAGGTGCAAAACTTTTAATATATCTATCTACGTCCTTTACAGCATCCAAGAAAGCACCTTCGGCGTGTAATCTTTCATTCTTACTCATTGCTTGTTGAGTCGCTAAATATTGCACTGTTGCCCAATATAATTTTGAATATTCTTCTGGTGTGACATCAGGAGTATAAAATTTAGATTTTAGTAGTTGATATAGTTGTGATTTTTCTTCGTCTTGAGAAATATATGCTCTTGCATCCATCCTATCACCAAGAACTCTTCTCTCATAATCAAGTTGCCATTTTCTAATATCATTGTAATCTTTGTAATGTTTATTTTTCTGTGCTCTTCCTTCCCACAATTTTTGTTCAAAACTTGCCAGTGCACTTAATTTTTTTAAATCTACTGCGAACATATTTAGTCTGTCCTTAATCAAATAATCGTCTAATGGATTGTCATTTAGAGCAGAAAATACAATATCTGGTGCTAAAACTCCTGCTTGTTTTAATATGTCCCATACTGCTGCTGCTTGTCTTAAATTTGCAAAGTTTTCCATAGGATTTTGTCCTCCTGCCACATCATTAAAAAATTGAAAGACTCCCATAAATTCTCCTCTTACTAACTCATCCCACGCTTGATTTGAGACTCCTCTAAATTTCTCTTCGTCAATATTATATGCAGAGTAATAAACGTGTTCTATAGCATTACCAGACGCGTATGCCCCTATCACATATCTTAACATAGGACCAGGGTCTCCTAAATCTCGAGCTACTTTAATTACATTGTGATATACATTATCTGTGACACTTGTTGCAATTCTTGTAAATAGTGTTAAAGGTTTCACAAGTTGGTTAGAAAATATTTTAGGCATATATTCAACTTCTGTTAATCCTTGTGTAATAGCGTGAGAACGAGATTGTATAAATATTTTATCTCTTCTAGTAAAACTCCCTCTTCTTACTGCATCATAGTATGCTTTATCAGACATCATCATTGTATCTCTTAAAAATCTTTGTGCTGAAGCCATTTGTTGAGCCTTTCCTCCTATAAGAAAAGGACTTGCTTTTCCAGTCGTTAAAACGTGTAATGAATTATTAGCTCTTACTTGTCCTGTGACTGCTGCTCTGTATCTATTATAAATTTCAGCTTGAGACATACCAAAAGTCATAACCTTGCCTAGTGCTCCTAATGGGTCTTTTCTTCTTGATAAATCAAGCGTAGCAGTATCAATTAATTTTTGTCCAGCTTGACGAGCACCAGATAATCTTGCTAGATTATAAGATTCAGCTCTAAAAGAATTGTCTTTTATAATAGAATTTATCATTGATAATTCAGCTCCTGCTTGTACACGAGCACCTAATCCAAAAGTAGCTATAGTCTGTGTTTCTCCAAGAAGCCAGTTCTTAAATGGAGATATAGGACCAGAAAGATAATTAACTGCTGTAAATGCAGTAAATCTATTTGCCAAAGTATATATTGTCTGCATTCCAGGTCCTGCTTGATTAAGTCCCATCATCCACTCAAGGTCGCTTGTAAGTTGGTCTTTTACTCTTAGAGCATCTTTTGCAGGAA